GACGACGTTGAAGATGAGTGCATTAAGTACCACAATCAGTATTTATGCAGTAAGCTCTATAACGAGACTAACGGTGATAAGGGTTATTTAAATAAGAGTCTGAAAGCAAAAGGTCTCAGGACAGTCCCTTATCACGAAGATATGAATAAGTTCTTGAAGATTACATCATATCTTAAAGCAGTTTGGAAGAATGTTGTATTTGTGCAAGGTACTGATTCGGAATATATCAATCAAATTTGCGATTACAATGAAAACGCAGAACACGATGACTGCCCGGATTCATTGTCGTCACTTATTCGTAAACAGTGGAATATGAAAGAGCGGACGGATAAAGAAACTTCTGGCTGTATTTTCTTATAACAAAGGAGGACGTGTATGAAAACTTACCAAGATTTACAAGAAGTTTTAGGCAACGAAGAGCAGTTGAAGAACTTTATCCTGATGGCAATCAGCGATCATAAGAACAGTGAGCGATACTACTGGGCCAAGGAAGGCGTGGCATATGATCGGCAGGAAAATAGCACCATTATGAAGTTCCGCAAATGGCTCTATACAGTAAGCGGGAAGACGATTCCTGATAATTTCAGTGCCAATTATAAACTCCCGAGCAATTACTATAACAGATTTAACGTACAGGAGAACCAGTATCTGCTCGGTAACGGTGCGAATTTTAATGATCCTACTTTAAAAGACAGACTCGGTACTAAAAAGAACGCGTTTGATACGAAGCTGCAAAAAGCAGGTAAGATCGCCCTTACTCAGGGAGAAGCATTCGGATTCTGGAACCTGGATCATGTAGAAGTATTTGCGTTTCTTGAATTTGTTCCGTTATATGACGAGGAAGACGGAGCCATGAAAGCCGGCATCAGGTTTTGGCAGATCGATGAGAACAAGCCGCTTCGTGCTACACTTTATGAGATTGACGGCTATACAGAGTATATCAAGCGCAAGAACGATCCTTCGCTTATGGTATATAAGGAAAAGCGCCCGTATATTCTTAAGACCAGGACCAGCCAGGCGGACGGAACAGAGATCTATGGTGGCGAGAATTATCCCGGATTTCCCATCGTTCCTCTCTGGGGTAATCAGGATCATAGCTGCAAGATTAAAGCATGGCAGGCAAAGATCGATTGTTACGATCTGATCGAATCTGGTTTTGCGAATGATGTTGACGATGCATCACTTCTGTACTGGACTATTACCAATGCCGGAGGAATGGACGAGGTAGATTTAGCGCAGTTTATTCAGCGTATGAAGACAGTACACGCAGCAGTAATCGATAGCGACGGTGGAACTACTGCAGAAGCTCACTCTATTGACGTGCCTGTGCAAGCCCGCGAAACTTATCTTAAGATGCTTGAAAAGGATCTTTATAAAGACGCCATGGCATTGGATACAGATGCGATTGCAAACGGTAATACTGTTGCTACAGCGATTAGAGCAGCATATGAACCGCTTAATAATAAGACGGATGATTTCGAATATTGCGTTATTGAATTTATACAAGGTATTTTAGATCTCATCGGTGTAGATGATCAGCCTACGTTTAAGCGTTCTACTATCATTAATCAGACCGAAGAGACTAATATGGTGCTTGCAGCCGCGCAATATCTTGATGATGAGACGATTCTTAAGCATTTGCCTTTTATCAGTGTTGATGAGATTGAACAGATACTCGACAATAGAGTCCGCGAGGAGGCCAATAGATTTGCCAATACGGAGGTAGCTAATGGACAAGGCGAGGAAATGGACGGACAAGGAACTCCAACAAATGGAGAAACACGTAAGTAAGATATATAATGAAGCTTATGATGATATATCCAAAAAGTGGGACGAGTTTATGAAATCGCATAAGCCGAAATTAGACAAGGCTTATGATGATCTTCAGGCGGCTTTAAAATCCGGTGATAGCAAGGCCATATCTGACGCTAGAGCAGTATATAACAGGACAGCTCAGAATATCACCATTAATAACCAACGCTTCAAAGAAATGAGGGATGAAGTAGCCGCCAAAATATCACATGTAAATGAAGTAGCAGTAGATTACCTAAACGGTAATTTACCTAACATTTATACGGTGAATTATAACGCTTTCGGCGACGAGAAAATATCCGGATACAACTTCTCTTTGGTAAATGAAGAAGCAGTTAAGGAGTTGGCTACTACAGATAAGACTCTGCTCCCCACTAAGAAGCTTGATCCGAAGAAGGACATTGCTTGGAATGAGAAGCAGATCAACTCTCAAATGTTACAGGGTATCCTTCAGGGCGAGAATATTCCAAAAATGGCTGATAGATTGAGGACCGTCGTAGGTATGAATAAGACATCGGCTATCCGGAATGCGAGGACTATGACTACTGCTGCGGAGAATAAGGGCAGACAGGATAGTTTTAAAAAAGCCGAGTCTGACGGCGTGATTATGACCCGTGAATGGGTTACTACTAGAGATGACAGAACTAGAGCTTGGCACGCCGATCTGGATCATGTAGCAGTAGCTATAGATGAGCCCTGGGTGAATGAATACGGAGAGATCATGTTTCCGGGAGATCCTGCGGCGGATCCTGCTAACGTATACAATTGCAGGTGTAGTATCAGAGCTAGGGTACAGGGCTTTAAGTGGAATAAAGAAAATGTTCCGAAAGATGAATTTGATGAGTTTGAGCCTACAAAGTTAATCGGGGGCTCTGGAAATTCAGAAGTTACCGATAATATTAGAGATTATTATTTGCCGGAAGCTACTAGAGACAAATTAAATTCTATAGAGAAATTACAAACCTATGATGAATTTTCATCCTATTTGGCTGATAATTATGGTATTGAATTGGATACAGGACTGGAAAGATTAAAAGGCGAACTTTCCGGAAAGGTTATTCCTGCCGTTAAAGATGAATGTCAAAAAATTGTTACCGCAGTAGATGCTTATGTGGAAACTTTTGGAGATGATGCTTTATCTAGTTTGAAGAAAGTATATCTCTATGATGAAAACCTAGACACAAGAGCTGCTTATTTCTTTAACCGTATCGGAGAACACGATCCTTTGAGTGGGGAAATTCACTTCAGTCAATGGGGCGATGATGGTAGAACAATTTTCCATGAATTGGCCCACGCATTTCAAGATTCTCATAAGGGTCATGGAGAAGATGCTATTACATATTCTGAAAGAGTAGTAAAAGAGTTAAAAGCCGAGGGATTAAAAGCTTATACCGGAGCTAAGAGCGATGTATATGCTGCTGAACAATTTGCTGACGCATTCGGCTTTGGTTTTTCTCGGGGGAGTAAATCTGGACTTGACTTTATTAAAGGTGTGGAACAATTGGAATATAAGAAGAGGTTGAGAAAAAAATGAGCGATTTTAGAATTGAAGATCATTCCGGATTATGTAAAGAAGAGCTTACAAGACGCATACCGATCATCCTCAACGCACTTGGTATAGAGGCGGAAGGTAATGCTGTAGATGAAATTACATTTCTAGGTGCAGTAGATACTGGCCGTTTGCGCGGTTCGATAAGTCATGCCGTATCTGGTGATAGCGCCTATATCGGTACCAACGTGGAATATGCTCCTTATGTCGAATTAGGCACATATAAAATGGCACCTCGTCCATTTTTACGAAATGCCATTAGTAAACATGTAGATGAATATAAGCAGCTTATTTTAGATGGCTTAAAGGATTAACGGATCTTCACGTAGTAGTTACCTACTGACTTGTTCCTGCAATCCCAGGTATCCTGGACAGCTCCGTTGACGACGCAGGTGTGATGGTTCGCAACCGTGATAAGTACTCCCTCTTTCATCTGTCGGGGAGATAAGATGTGATCCATCTCACCTACGGTATACTTAGTATTATCAGGTTTACGAGGCTGCTTCTTTTTAAGATATCCGAATTCTTCAAGGACAAGTTCCATTACCTGCTTGCTGGCCGGATCATAATAGGTTTTAAGAGAATACTTCGTCTGAAGCTGTAATGCTTCATCGTACGAGATACCTAAGGTTCCTACCAGCGCTCTTGTCGAGCAATCTCCCGTTTTGCGGTTCTTAGGGTTTACGTTTTTTTCTACGTAGTCAATCATGTTTAATCTCCTCACTTGCGCTTTTTTTAAATCTGATTGAGATGCCGACATTTGTACCGTTATCCCCCTTGAGGGCGCAGTCCCTAACAACGGATGCTGGGTTCTGTTTTGTCGGTCCACGTATCGGTCACCCTCTACGCCATCTCAATCTCATTTACTTCGTAAATGCTTTTTCTACAGGCCATCCAAGCTTGTATAATCTGGAATACAGTACGGGCTGAGGTCTTCCTAATTCCTTGGCCCATGCTGCCAGGCTCTGCGACTTGCCATTGAATGTGATCAGCTGTCCGCGCTTTGATGAAGCTGTCTTAGCCTTTGCTTTAGCCTGTTCGAAGATCTCTCTACCGACCTCTGCA